AATTAAATGAAGGAATGATTAAACGAATTACTGGTAACAAAACTTGTACCGTTCGTCCCCTTTTTAAAGAAGAATTTACTTTTGAAAATTGTTCTCAACCAATTTTAATTACAAATTTTCGCCCAAATATTTCTAATGATTCTGCTTTACATAGGCGTTTAATTTTAATTCCATTTGAAGCAGAATTTAAAGATCGTGATGATTTTGATGAAAATAACCCAAAACATAGAATAAAAGATCCTAAAAAATTTGAAAAATTACAAAGATCTTCTGGAGAATTATTAATTTGGTTGATTAAAGGAGCTATTAATTGGTATGATAAAGGATTAGAAGAATTTCCTGATAAAATTAGAGATGCTACTGAACGATATAAACTTGAAAGTGATGAATTGTATAATTTCCTACACGATGAAGATATTTGTGAACTTCCTCCCTTAGATGAAGAATTTGATAAGAAAGATTATTTTACTACAACACAAGAATTATTAGATAAATTCGTAAGTGAAACAAATAATCGCTGTAATAAAAAAGAATTTCGTGATATGTTATTAAAACATGGGCACAAAGAAATAAAATATAAAACTAAAAAAGGTTATAAAATTAAACTAATTTTTGAATGTCTGTTAGACGATTAATGTAAATATTCATAAATTCGTTTGGAAACAACTTTTCCAACTTTTCTTGATTTCCCACCTGGAACAGAATATGTAATTGTTTCTAAAAATTTTTCCTTTTGTTCTTCATTTTCAAAATTAGAATAAGCCATACATAAATTTGTTATAGATTGACACTCCGCAATAATTGCTTTTGCAATGTGTATTGAAACACCTGGTATTTGAGATAATTGAATTATTATGCAATTATTTTTATCCATATTATCTTTCTTTCTAATTTGAATGCTATCAACATATTCTAGTTTATGTTTTGAAGATTTATCTATATAATTTTGATAATTAATCTTTAATTTTTTGTAAATATCAAATAAAACTAAAACACTTTCCTCTAAACAACTTGTTTTTAAAGTTTGCATCATATCACGAATTATAATATTTATTTGAGCACCAATAATAGTATTTAATGGTATTCCATTTATTTTACATTTATTATGTTTTTTATAAAATTTACTATCTAAATATCCTTCAATTAAATAAATAATACTTATATCTTGTGATAAACATTTCTGTAATCGAATTTTTTGTTCGCGAAAACGTCCATCTTTTATTGAATTTGCTAAATCTTCTAAAGTTTTTCGTTCTATTATAAAGAAAGTTTTACCATTTATACGATAATGAATATCTCCAACATCTAATTGAGAAATTTTTACAAATTTATAATCTTTCATATAATTAAGCAATTTAGTTTCTCTAGTGTCAATAACTATTTCAATATTTTGAGAACATTTTATTAAATTTATTTTGTCTATAATTTTGTTTAATCCTTGTATATCCATTCTTATTTTAATAAAGAATTTTATTTTTAAGTTCGTTATTTTTAACGTGATTAAAAATAAATTATGTTTCAATAACAGATAATTCATTATTATTTAATAAATCGTTTGGAGATTTATATCTTATATTATTGTGATTACGGTTATTCATCTGTTCATGAAATAAATTTGTGTTGTCAGAAGTTAATAATTGTAATTTAATATTTAATTCCATTATTTGTCTTTCACAATTTTTTATTTCTTGACGATGAATTTCTTTCAAATTATTTAATTCTTCTTGTCTAATTTTATTTATATTTTCTATATGTTTTTCTTGTTTTTTATTAATTTTATTTTGATGCAAAATATAACCACCTAAACTTAAAAATGGAATTACTATAGAAAATAATAATGTTGAATTTTCTTTACAATAAGTTTTAATTGGATTCATATATAATATATTAAATTGTTATATATTTTTATATCTTTTTTTTCCATTTATAAAGTTCTTTAAAAATATCATTATTAGACTTACACCATGTGGATAGAACTGAAATAGAACAAGTCTATCATATTTTTGATATATATTTTTTATTAAAAAAAAAAATTTATTAAGATTAATTTATATTTATTATATTATAAACTAAATTTTAATCTATGTATGAGAGCTGTTACTAACATTTTAAGATTGAATAAGAATAATAGAGGCTTAAGATTTAATTCCTCTATTAGAATACCAATGATAAATCCTGTTTGGTGGACAGGTCATTTTCCAATCGATGAATCTAAATTTATTATAGATTGTTCAAAATATGATTTAAATAGTTCAGAATTATCCTCAGAACTAACGACCAAAATTAATACAACATTTTATAAAATTGGATTAGTAAAATTAACTAATACAAAATTAAATAATTTGAATATTATGCAATCTCATGCTAATAAAATATTAGGAGGCAAAATGAAATATAATGGTGGAGCCAATAGTCGTGGAGCAATTGCTAAAAATGTATATGATACTGGAGCACCAAGTGAAGCTCATTTACATTATCATCATGAAATGGCTTATGTTGGTAAAAGTGTTAAATCTATCGCTTTTTGTTGTTCTAAGGCAACTAATAATAAAGGATTTATGTATGTATCTGAAAATACTGGAGTAACAAACGATATATTAAAAACAGAAGTTGGTCGTAAATTAAAAGAAAAGGGTATCTGTTATATTCGTTGCTTAACAGATAGAGATGTTTGTAAAAATTTACCAAAAGGATGGAATGGTTTAGATGAATTTGGTATTTATAATCATTGGCAAAAATCATTTGGTGTTGAAACACCAGAAGAAGTTGAAAAGTTAGCAGCAGAACGAGGTCTCCAAGTAGAATGGGGAAAAGATAGATATTGTAAAACAAAGTATTATACAGATGCTTTTGAGTACCATCCGCAGACTGGTGAAAACCATCTATATAGTAGTGTTGCGGATGATTCCATCTGGTTTGATACTTGGCCTGGAGTAAAAGACTTGCCAACTATGACTTTTTTTAATTCAACTAATATGCGAGAACGGCCTCTTAAAATAACTTATGGTGATGATACAGAATTATCACGTAGTGACTTAATAGATTTTGTTTCCGTATATGATAATCATGGACTTCCAATTCGGTGGAATGTTGGTGATATTGTAGCTATTTGTAATTATCGTTGGGCACATGGAAGACCAGCGTATTCATTAGAAGAAGGTGAGGGAAGGGAACTCGGAGTTATACTTGGTCCAGAATATAATAGAATTGGATCTAAGTGGTAAAATAAAAATAAATTAATATAATATCTATGAAAAAGTTTTTATTATCCGGATTTCAAAAATATTATGCAGAAACACCAACTGCTAATAAATGTATAAAATATTTAAATGATAAATATCCATATATAATGCCAAAAATTGATCATATTGCATATAGACAATTAGATAATGTTGAACCACTTCAAAAATTATTACTTGATTCAGATTATTATTTAATGGATGAAATAAAATTACCAACTGAAAATCCAGATTTTCCTAAAACAGCATTTTGGTATAAACATTCATATTTTCCAAGAATTTTTTTAAGTTCTGTTCAATTAGATAACTTACCAAAAGATTTAATTTCAAAAATTAATGATGATAATAAAAATATTGATACATACAACAAACTTTTAGAATATGATCAATATTTGGCCTGGACATATTTTTGGAAAAATGATATTAATCATATAGCAATAGATTTAAGCACACATCCTGATAATTTTGATGAAATTATTGAAAATATGGAAAAAGATATAAATCTTAAAATGAACTCTAGTTTCTCAAAAGAGAAATTTCAAATAAGTTCTGATGGACATCTAACTCAATGTTCTACTAAATCAGATTATTCTGAAAATATATCTAAATCATATATAGAATTTGTTCATCGTGAAATTTTACCAAGCAATAAAACTAAATTATTTCCATCATCAATTCATCGTAAAGATGGTTTTGATGCTATAAGTGCTAATACTATTTTCAAATCAACTGATATTTAATTTCTATTCAAAACATTGGCAACAAATTGATGATATACATTTTTTTACACTATTAGGTAAATAACTATAAGATGACCATATATTAGATATAAATTGTAAAGATATAAACAAAAAGACTAATTTACGATGATATGTAAAAGCACAGTAAAATGTTAGCCCCATTGAAATAAAAAATAATAGTGTAGGTAAAATATGCTTTTTTGTAAACATAATATAAAAATCTTGTAATGGATTTCCATATAGAACAAGTGTTCCTATTAATGATAAAATATTACCAATTGAATATAATATCGCAAAATTATAAGGATTTGTTTCTAAAGTTCCTATAAAATGTGTTGACATATATGAACAAAAATATCCTAAAGTGGTACATACAAGAAAACCACATATTCGTGTTGTATAACTCAATCTATTATTATCTTCTTCATCAATAGATGAAATATCAGATACATCATCAGATACTATCTCTGCAGTTATTAAAGTATCATTATCATTTTCTTCTATTAAATTTTTTTTTAACATTTTTATTTAATATTATATTATATATATAACAAATGGTTAATAGAATTAATAACAAAAAAATAACTAAAAAAATAACTAAAAACTCTAGAAAAACTAGAAAAATTAGAAAAACTAGAAGAATTCAAAAAGGAGGCGCTCCTACTCAAGAAGCTTTATATAAATTAAAAAATTATAAAGATACATGTTGTGTTAAATTGGAAAATAAATCACCAGAGTTTGCTGAAACATGTAGACAAAAATTAGTCAATAAAGCCCCTGAAGCGGGTAGAACCAAAATTAAAAAAAAAATGACTAAGAAAAATCAACAAATTTGTTGGGATTTTGGAAATCAAGATGAATTAGCAGAAAAATATTTTCAAAAAGCAGCAGCAGTAGCTCCAGAACCAATACAACCAATACAACCAATACAACCAATACAACCTATTCAACAAGAACCACAAATTATTAACGAAGAAAAAGAAAGTAGTGAAAAAATTATCTCAACTAATATTATAAATAATAATAACATGAATAATAACATGAATAATAATAATAATAATAAAAATAATAAAAAAAAAAATGCTGAAAACAAAAATGCTGAAAATAATTCAAACGTATCAAAAGATGATTTAGATGATACTTTAACAGCTTATGATAATACATTAACAGAATTAAGCGAACATTTAGAAAAACTAACAAATAAAAATAATGAATTAGAGGCATTAATTACGAAACTTCAAAATAAAGAAATAAGTATGAAAGAGGATTTAGAGAAATTAAAAACTATAATGGCTGACAATCAATCTGAAATTCTTGATTTACAAGAACAGATTACCCAAAAAGATTCTCAATATGAGAAACTTACAGCAGACTTAGAACAAATGACCAGCGACAAAGAAAAAATAGAACTAGCTGCTAGTGACGATGATGTAAAAAGTCAAGACATCATTAAACAACTTCACAACGATATTGACAAATTGACAGAGGCAGAAACAAAACTTTCATCTGAACGAGATAGCTTAATAGCAAGAATGGAAAAAATTCGGGCAAAATTAACCATGAATCAAACAAAATTTGGAGAAGAAATTAGTAAATTAAACAAAATAAATAACCAAATAGAAGATTTTAAAACTAAAATGAGCAGTGTAGTAAGCAGTATTGGAACTCCACTTACAAATGCTTATTCGCAATTTAATAAACAGGCGCAACAAGTAAGAAAAGACAGAGCTACTACTACTACTAACACTAATAATAACCTAGTAGACCCAAATTTTTTCCCCAACAACGGAAACGGAAACGGAAACAATAACAACGGAAACGGAAACGGAAACAATAACAACGGAAACGGAAACGGAA